GTTTAAAGTCGATGGAGGGGGCACGCTGCATCAGCTGCATCCGGATGTACAATTTTATGAATATACTAAGGTATTAAATTACCTGGATCATGATCATAATAATTTGAATGTTACCTTCTCCGATTCCGGGCGTAATGATTCGGACATTAAAAAAGCTCTAAAGCTTGGAGCTAATGTTGCGGTTGTTTTTAAAGATAAGTTACCAAAGCACTGGATGCGAAAAAAAGTGATTGACGGTGACCGCCATGACTTACGATTCTTAGATCCTAAAGGCGTGATTGTTGGACTAGTAGCCAAAGGCGTTGGGCGTAACTTAAATAATAAATTTATAAAGGCAATCGCATGAACGAATTTATTGCCTTTTTATTTCGATTCGCTGTGTTTTTTCCGATTGGTACTATTTTTATAATATTACTGATATTCGCACTTTAGAATGATTCTAATTTACAACCCCACTACTTGGGGTTGTAAATAAATTAAATTATTTTCTTGACACTTTTTAAAATGTCCTATATTCATGGGATTAAGTCAAGACATAAAAACAACTAACAAAAGGAGTATAAAATGTCAGCACTTAAAAAAAAGTTGCCAAAGCTAAAGGCAGCAACATCTAGCAAGTTATTAAAGGCTTGCGAAATAAACGACCTACGAAAAAACTACAACAAATTATGGATTAACGTTAAAGAGGATACGTTGCCAATTGTTGAGGAACTCGGAGGGTTCACAGTCGGTAAACTAAAGAACAAGGAATATTCTTTAGAAATAATCAAGAAAAACGTAACTAGATTTGATGTGAAATCTTTTAAAGAAAAACATCAAGACATTTACAATCAATTCTTGATTAACGGTGAATCAATTGAACTAAAAACTAAATATAAAAAGATATGATACCTTTTAAATATTTAGGTTATGACGTTAAGATCGAGGGGCCTATTAGCCCCTCGACATCTCAAGTCAGGTTTACTTTCAGTAATGGAGTTGACGACAATTCCTATATATTAAAGCTAAACACTGAGCAGGATAAGTTATATCATAACGTTGTAAAAAAAATAAAAAACAGCGTTAGGGCTAGGATTTTATATCTAGAACAAACTAAGCCCTAATCCATATGAACGCCCCAGCCGTCCCTATACGGCTGGGGCTTAATAGAGGTACCAACCAAAATTCAAAATATAAAAAATTTATTTTTTTAATTTTTTACGATTAAAAATCGTATGTTTACTTACTTTACCTTTACTTAGTACCACGAATAGAAGTAGTATGGCCTGAAAAGATAAGGGGTTTATTTTAAGGGGACCCAAGGGTATAGTAAATTTATATGACTAATACAGATTTATTGACCACAGATCAGCTACGAGAGAGGCTCGAAAAAGTATGGTTAAGACATATAAAATTATGTCAGGATAACTTCCTATATTTTGTAAAAAATGTTTGGCCAGACTTTATTTGTAGAACTGATAGTGATCCAAAAAAGTGGGGACATCATCAACACATAGCTCACGAATTTACAAAGATAGCTGCACATAAAAAAGGAAGGCTCATAGTCAACATGCCTCCTAGACATACTAAATCAGAATTTGCATCCATATACTTTCCTGCATGGATGATAGGTAAATACCCTAAGATGAAATTAATGCAGGTATCACATAATGCTGAACTGTCAGCAAGGTTCGGTGCTAAAGTAAGAAATTTAATTGATAGTCCAGAGTATAAACAAATCTTTGGAGATGTTAAACTAAGAGAAGATAGTAAGGCAAAAGGACGTTGGGAGACCAATCATGGTGGGGAATACTTTGCAGCGGGTGTTGGCGGTTCTATCACAGGACGAGGGGCGGACTTACTTATTATCGATGATCCACATACTGAACAAGACTCACTATCCGATAGTGCGATGGAGAGAACTTATGATTGGTATTTATCTGGACCAAGACAGCGTTTACAACCGGGAGGCTCAATTGTTCTCGTAATGACAAGGTGGGCTCAAGATGATTTGACTGGAAGATTAATCAAAGCAGAGTCTGAACCTAAAGCCGACAAATGGGAAAAAATTTCTTTTCCTGCTTTGCTTGGTGAAGATAATCCTAAACCCGTGTGGCCTGAATATTGGTCTCTAGATGAATTAGAAAAAGTTAAAGCGTCAATATCAATTAGAAACTGGTCTGCACAATACATGCAAAATCCAACTTCAGAAGAAGGAGCAATTATTAAACGAGACTGGTGGGTTCCGTGGACCAAGGAAATTCCTACTTTAAAACATGTCATACAATCATACGACACGGCTTTTAGTAAAAAAGAAACTGCAGATTATTCTGCTATAACCACATGGGGAATATTCACGCCTCACGAATCAGGGCCTGATGCCGTTATGTTAATTGATGCTATTAAAGGTAAATATGATTTTCCAGAATTAAAAATGGTTGCTTTAGATCAATATAAATACTGGCAACCAGAAACAGTTATCATAGAAGCAAAAGCTTCGGGTCAAAGTTTATTACAAGAGTTTAGAAGAATGGGTATACCTGTTATGGATTATACACCAGGAAGAGGACAGGATAAGCATTCACGAGTTAATGCCTGTGCTCCAATTTTCGAGTCGGGCCAAGTCTACTATCCAAGAGATGAACATTGGGCAGAAGAAGTTATTGAAGAATGTGCAGCATTTCCACATGGGGAACATGACGATTATGTGGACAGCACTACCCAGGCTATGTTAAGATACCGACAAGGTTCTTTTATAAAGACTTATTCTGACGAGGATGAGGTACAATCTTATAAAGAACGTAAATATATATATTATTAGGAGAACAGACATGTCGAGAAGATCAAGAAAAAGAAACTTAGTTTTAGGTGCTATAGGTTTAGGAATGGCTGCATCTAAACTAGGACTTTTAAAATCTGCGATGGGTAAATCAGATGTTGTTAGTCAAGCAGCTAAAGCTAGAAAAGCATCTATCATGCCAATAAGAAATTTACCTAAAGCAAAAGAAGCAGTTAAAGGTATAACTAAATTAAGTCCTTCAGCCGTAGTTGGAAAAAATCCAAAATCTATTTTTAGAAATCCTGACGGATCAATTACTAAAGGTTTAGAAAAATTTAAAAATAAAGAAGCTTTCTCTAAGGCTATGAGAGAAAGAAGAGGCGAACGGGGTAGCGGTGGCTTTAAAAGTTTTATGAATAAATTTATCTTAGGACCAAAATCTCAATTAAGAACAGGAAAAATGGTAAAGGCTCGTGGTGGTGGAATGGCGAGAAATAAACCAACTAAACTTTATTAATTTTTAATATGGCTGAAATAGAAAAAGCAATTGTCGAGGAGAAAGAAACTCCTGAGACAGAAGAGGTTGATGTTGAATTAGAATCAGATAACACCGATCAACCCACTGTTGATGAAGCTGTTTCAGAAACTGAACTATTTTTTAAAAACCTTGCCGAAGACATGTCAGACGAGGTTTTACAAAGAATGGCTAATCGATTACTTGATGATTATAAAAAAGATAGAGTTTCAAGAAAAGATTGGGAAACTTCTTATACAAATAATTTAGATTTACTTGGGTTAAATCAAAGAGAGATGACTAGACCTTTTAGAGGTTCAGCAAGTGTCACTCACCCATTGTTATCAGAAGCTGTTACACAATTTCAAGCACAAGCCTATAAAGAATTATTACCTTCTCAAGGACCTGTAAGAACAAGGGTTCTTGGAAGAGAGGATAACGAAAAAATAAATCAAGCTCAACGTGTTCAAGATTTTATGAACTACATGATTACAGAGGAGATGGAAGAGTATACTCCAGAGTTTGATCAATTATTATTTTATTTAGCTTTAGCAGGCTCAGCATTTAAAAAAGTTTACTATGATGAAGTGATGCAAAGAGCTGTATCAAAATTTATTCCTGCAGAAGATTTAGTAGTTCCATATTATTCTACAGATTTAATGGAATGTGAAAGAATTACCCATGTAATAAAAATGGGTGAAAACGAAATATTAAAAAAACAAGAAGCAGGATTTTACAGAGATGTAGAATTAAAACCAAGTTCTAAAGGTCCAACAGATATTGAAAAAAAATATCAAGAGTTAGAAGGAATTACACCTTCAGCTGACAAACAGTATTCTTTTTCAATACTTGAAATGCATGTTGATTGTAATTTAGAGGAGTTTGAAGTTCAAAATCCAGAAAAACAAGTAAAAATTCCATACATCGTTACTATTGATGAAGGCTCAGGACAAATATTATCTATCTATCGTAACTATGAAATGAATGATGAAACTAAAAAAAGGAAAGAATACTTTGTTCATTTTAAATTTTTACCCGGATTAGGTTTTTATGGGTTTGGTTTAACTCATATGATAGGTGGATTAAGTAGAACTGCTACTCAATCACTAAGACAATTACTTGATGCAGGTACATTATCTAACTTACCAGCTGGATTTAAGTCTAGAGGTATAAGAATTAGAGATGATGACCAACCTTTTCAACCAGGAGAGTTTAGAGATGTCGATGCACCGGGTGGAAATATCAAAGATCAGTTTCAAATTTTACCATTTAAGGAGCCATCAGCTACATTATACCAATTGATGGGCTTTGTTGTACAAGCTGGACAAAAATTTGCAGCCATAACTAACATGGATACTGGTAATGACCTACAAAATAGAGCTGTTGGTACTACTGTTTCACTGTTAGAAAGAGGTTCGAGGGTCATGAGTGCTATACACAAGAGATGTTATTACTCAATGAGAAGAGAATTTAGACTTTTATCAAAAGTTTTTGCAACATATCTACCACCAATCTACCCATATTCAGTATATGGAGCAGATCAAGCGGTAAAAGCTACAGATTTTGATGATAGAGTAGATGTAATACCGGTTGCAGACCCAAATATCATGAGTATGGCTCAAAGAGTTACGATGGCAAACGAAAATTTAAAGATTGCTTTATCAAATCCGATGATGCACAACTTAAGAGAAGCATATCGAAGAGTATATGAGGCTTTAGGCACTCAAGATATAGATCAATTGCTTATTCCACAAGAAAGACCAGTGCCAAAAGACCCAGCAACAGAAAATATGGAAGCTATTATGATGAAACCTTTAAAAGCTTTTCCAACTCAAGATCATATGGCACACATAACTGCTCATAGAGCATTTATGTCTACAAGAATGGTGCAAATTAATCCACAAGTTTACGCTTCATTGCAATCACACATCTCAGAACATATTTCTATGTTAGCTCAAGGAGAAATCGGTGCAAAGATACAGGAAGATCCTATGATGCAACAGATGTTACAGGCTGATCCACAAGGTGCGGAGATTCAAATAGCTTCAATGATAGCAAATAGAATAGCAACTCTAACTTTAGAGTTAGCTCAAAGCGAAAACATGGGTAAACAAGACCCATTAGTGATGTTAAAACAAAGAGAATTAGATATAAAAGCTATGGATTTACAAAGAAAAGCAGATCAAGATATGATGTCTAATGAAATTAGAGAAAACGAAATAGATGAAAAATTAGATATAGAAAAAATGAAATTAGAAAATAATGAAGACCAAGCAGCTGAAAGAATTAGAATAGCTGATGAAAAATTAGAGATAGCAAGAAAGAAGGCTAAATAATGGCAGACCCAGTTAAAGGCACAGGTAAAAAACCAAAAGGTTCTGATAGAAGATTATATACTGACGAAAATCCTAGGGATACAGTAAAAATAAAATTTGCTACACCTAGTGATGCTAGAGCTACAGTAAAAAAAGTTGTGAATATAAACAAACCATTTGCAAGAAAAATACAAATATTAACTGTTATGGAACAACGTGCTAAGGTTATGAAAAAAAATGAAGTTGTAAAAATAGCAAAAGCAGGAAAAAATAAAATTAGAAGGATGTTTGGATAATGCCACTCACAGCTAAAGGAAAA